GATGAAGGTTTTAATGAGTTATTAAATCAATATGGAAATAAATTGTGTACTATACAAAGAAGAAATACTAATAATGATAAGTGGTCTTATTACTACATAATTCCTGGCTATGATTATTGGTGGAGACAATCTGATGGTGATAGTGATCACTATGAAAAAGTTGGTGGTGATGGTAACTTTTTTGATTCAGATACTCCAAAAAATTGGGGTGTCGGCGGTGAAGCTGGAGGATTTGAAGATATGCCGCCATCTATTATGTTAATTGATGGTTTTGGTTTTAATATGGGAAGTCAGGGTGCTACTTGGAGTAATTACGATATATTAGCAAATATTGATGCTAATGCTTTTACTGGTTTAGGTGTTACGGAAAGTGGACTCTATTGGTGTCATAATGATAGTAATGGAAAATTTGTATCAGCTGATCCAATAGCACAATGGGCTTATAAAGCTGGTGAGCTAGGAGACGGAGGTATTCCATTAACCTATGGTGTTAGAAATCCTGGTGCTATTAATTTCGGTACATTTAATGATGATGGTACTATAAACTCTGCACAAGAACCTATATATGATAATGGTCAAGCAGAGTTTGATTTTCCTAGCGGAACTGATATGGCAGGAACTGTAAGTCCAGGTGGACAATGGCAGTGGAGTGGTAATTTAGATACTGGCTGGACAACTTTAACTGGAGCTACTTCTTTTAATTATAATTCAGCTGTTACAGAGGTAGTTTATTCAACTGTAGCAGGTCAATGGAATAAATATGAAATAGAAATA